GACGTGCGGGAGGCCCTCGAACGCGGGGACCTTTCGGGGGACGTGTCCATCGGGTTCATCGTCGAAGATGACCGATGGCTTCACGGTAAGAAGGGCTCAGTGCGAACCGTGACACAGGGTCACATCGTCGAGCTGAGCCTCGTTTCGACCGGCGCCTATGCGGACGCCGCCATTTCCGGGGGGGCCTGATGGCCGATCTGATCAGCATGCGCGCCGACGCCATGGAAGCGCGGAAGAGGATCGACTCGATCCTCAACATCGACGGGGAGCTCACGGTCGACCAGGAGCGCGAGCTCGAACAGGCCGACACCGAGCTCCGGACCCTGACCGAGCAGATCAAGAAGGCCGAGGTCCGCGAGAGCGCATCCGAGGCCCTCGCGCTGCCGACCTACGACTCGCGGGCGACTCGCCGGCCGGTTTCGCGGCCGAACCTCGACAGCCGGCAGCAGTTCCTGTCGAACCTGCGGCAGGCGATCCGCAACGGCGGGATGCCTGAGGAGCGCGCGTACTCGTCGCCTCTCGACTCGGGGAACGAAGCGTCGGCCCTGATGCCGATCGACCTGCAGGACGAGATGATCCGGCTGCTGTCGAACGTCTCGGCGGTTCGCCAGGCCGCGACTGTTCGGTCGTACGGGAACGATGTCGAGATCCCGGCGGTGTCGACTCGCGCCACCATCACCGCAACGACCGCCGAGGGCATCACGTATGACCAGATCGGTCCCGAGTTCTCCAACCTCCGCATCCGGTCGTACAAGTCGGCGGCCGAGACGCAGGTGACTGAAGAGGTTCTCAACGACGCCCGAGGCGGGGTGGTTAGCGAGATCCTTCAGCAGCACGCCGAAGCGCACGGTTACTTTTGGGAAACCCTGTTCCTCGGAAACGCGGCCGCTCAGGGCGTGGGCGCGCCCGACGGTCTCCTCGCCTCTAACTTCACATCTGTACCTGGCGCGCCTACTGACAGGACTGCCGGTGGTTCCGGGACGTCGGGTTCGACTACCTTTGCTTCGGTCACTTACGAGGATCTCGTCGAGACTGCGTACGGGATGCCCGCGGCGTACTGGAACACGCCGAAGAGCTGGATCGTCGGACCTGGGATGTACCGGGCGCTGCTCGCGCTCAATGACGACGTGGGCCGTCCGATCCTGCTGCCGCAGGCGACCGGAACCGCGCAAGAGTCCCGGCTGACCTGGAACCTGCTCGGCTACCCCGTGCTCGTGTCCGACGCCATGCCCGTGCAAGCTGCGGGCGGATATGCGGCCGTGCTGCTCAGCCGTGAGTCGTATGTGGTCGCCGATCGTGTCGGTCCTGGCGTTGCCTCGCAGGTCGATCCCTACACCTACGGCAACAAGGGCATCACCGCGTACCGAACCATGCTCCGATGCGACGGCCGATGGCTTCGGCCGTCCAGCTCGGGCCGGCTTCGTCTCGCGGCTACCTGATCGGCCCGAGATCTCCAGACGGCGGGCCCGGACTCCCTCGGGAGCCGGGCCCGCTTCTTCGAGGGGGACCCTATGCTCGACATCGTCACCCAGACCGCCCACGACTACCAGGTCGCCGAGTTCCGGGACCACTGCCGCATCCCGTGGACAGACGACGATCCGGCCATCCAGCGCTCCCTCGACGCGGCTGTCCTGGCGTTCGAGCGGATGACGAACCATTACGTGCGGTCGACCACGATCGACTGCACGCTGAAGCCCGGCGACATCGTCCCGTTCGGACCGTCGCCGACGCTGGTGTCCGTCACCCAGGTCGATCTCGACGACGACACCGAGACGGCCGTGACCGCGCAGTGGGCGATCCGCAAGGGCTGGGGGGCGTCGGTGATCTCGCTGCGGTCCGACGGCGACTGGTTCCCTCGCGAGTACGAGTACCGCTTCCGGCTCTCGACCGCGGGCTCGTCCGACGCCATGATCAAGGCTGCGATCTTCGGCATCGGTGAGCACTTCTTCCAGCACCGCGGGGTCGTCGACGCCGGCGGGTACGCGGAGATCCCATACACCGTGCGGGCGATCGTCTCCAACTACCAGAAGGGTTCCGCATGAGCGTCGGCGGTGCCCGGCATTACGTGGCGTTCTACTCGCCGACGACCACGACGGACAACGCTGGGCAGTCCTCGCTCGGGTACGTGCTCCAGTTCTCGGCGCCGGTCGACTTTCTGGTACTGAGCAGCCGGAAGTCCATGGACGGCGACATCCAGCCGAGCGGCTCGGACGTGGCCCAGATCCGGATGCCCTTCACGACCCGCGTAAAGGTGAACTGGCGGGTCCGATACGACGACACCGACTGGGACGTCCGAACGATCCGCGACCCGAACGGCCGCCGCCGGGACCTCGAGATCACCGTGGAACGGGTGGAGCAGTAGATGGGGTTCGGAAGCCTCGATCCTCGTGACCTGGTCCGCATGCGCCGCGCGCAGGCGAAAGCCGCTCAGACCACCGCCAAGGTCATGCAGCGCGAGGCGATCTCGAACCTCGCGAGGTACGACGATCGACAATGGCGAAAGATCACGCGCGACGTGTTTGACGGCGATAAGGCACGGAAAAGAGCCGTCCGCGCAGCGCACCGGATCAGCCTGGAGGAGCTCAACGACGAGGGCCGCAAGCGACTGATGCGTTTCCCGTTTCGGGGAGAAGCCCGGGACGTCGCCCGCCGCCGAGGCCGGCGGGGCGGGACGACGTGGACCTTCAAGAAAAAGACGCGCAAGATTACGGGCTTCCGCAAGGGCATCGCGAAACGCTCCTCGTTTTCGTACAACACGCGTTTCCTCGCGGAGGGCGTCGAAACGCGCTCATGGCTCAATAAGAGCCAGTACTACAACTTCGTCGGCCACTTCTTCGAGGGCGGCTTTACGCCTGGCAAGGGAACGAAGTACGCGGGCCGATACGTTCGAGGCCTGTCCTGGCGGTACGGCCCGGTTCGCCAGGCCGACACGGACCGCAAGGTCCGGACCCGGATGCTGAAGGCGATGGAGGTCCAGATCTCGACAGGTCGTACAATGACGCCCACGGAGCTCCGCCGTGCCATTTGAGACCGCCGATCAGCACATCTACGACGCCCTTTCCCACGCATCGACTGGCGTCGGGTCCGGGATCGCGATCGCCCCGGACGTCCGCAACCGCGAGACCGACGTCCCGGCGATCATCTGGAGCGTCGACGACTCGGGCGGATCCCAGACGTCCGCCGGCACCATCGGCCCGTACCATGCGCGCTACACCGTCTCGGTGATGCACACGACGCGACTGACCAGCATGGCGCTCGCTGAGGACGCGCTGACAGCACTGGAAGCGTCGGCCGCCTTTCTCACGCGAGAAAACAGCCGGAGGGGCGAGGCGATCGCCCGCGGATCCGAGAGCACGCCGCTCTACCTGACCGAACTTGACCTTACCCTGACCTTCGGAGCCTGATATGGCCGCCAGCAGCTTCAACGGAACGACCTGCACGATCGGCGTCGAGGGCGAGGCCGCCGACACAATCCTCGTCCAGTCCATCACGGTCGGCGGGGGCGACACCGCCCTCGTCGACGTCACCGCGAGCAGTTCGTCTCGCCGCCTCCAGATCGCGGGCTTCAACGAGCCGCTGTCCATTACCATCACCGGCCTCGCCGAGACCATCGCGTGGTCTGCTGGCAACGTGTACACGGTCATCATCAATGCCAACACATCGATGGAAGCCACCTACACCGGATGGCTGTGCACGTCGCTGGAAACCACCGGCAACATCGACGAGGCCAACACCTTCACGACGACCTTCATCGAGGAAGCCAATGCAACCATCGGCGCCGCCCCCAGCCCTTGAGTACAAGCGTGACCTGACCGTTCGGGACTGGGAGGCGGTCGGCGACCTGCCCGAGAAGCAGCAGAACCTTGAGTACATCGCCCGCTGCTACGGCCTCACGCTCGACCAGGTCCGCGATCTCAGTCTCTCGGAGATGATGCAGTGCGCGAACGAGGTCGTGACCCGAAACGGTCTAGGGTAGTCGTCCAGGTCGCGATCCGCACCGGCTGGACGGTGGAGCAGGTGCGCGATCTGGATCTGATGGACTTCGACCTGGTCGTGCAGGAACTCAGCGGCAAGCGCCGCATGTCCGAGGACGAGATCCTCCAGGAGCTCAAACGATGGGAGGTCGGATGCTCTCGATCAAGTTCGGCGCGGACACGACCCGCCTAGAGCGGGCGATGAAGCGGATGCGGAAGCGCATCAGTGGCGCGCTCAGCGGATCCGTCGGTCGGATCGGCGGCGGCGTCCGGTCCGCGGCGGGCGGGATCCTCGGCGGTGCGCTGGGTGGCTTCGCGGGCGGTGCCTTTGCCGGGGGGATCGGGGGGATCGGCTCGCGCCTGTTCGGCGAGCTGATGGACGTCTCGCCGAAGTTTGCTCAGAGCGTCCTCATGATGGCGGAGAACGTCCGGCAGCAGCTGGCGCCGCAGATGGAGAAGCTCGCCAAGACGATCATGAACGCGACCCCGGCGATCGCTGAGTTCGCGAAATCAGCGATCGAGTCGGCCGGCAAGATCTTCGAGGCCGCCTTCGGCCGCCGCCAGCAGGACCCCGGAGGAGCCTTCAGCCTCACCGGGATGGGTGGGGGCGCTCGCGCACTGGCGAACCTCGCCCAGGGCGACATGACCGGGGCCGGGATGTCCGAGGGCTTCACGGCCCGCGCGCAGGAAGTGATCGGCTTCGGGATGGGATATCTGGGTGGCCTGTTCCAGATCCCGCAGGAGTACATTAACGACATGACGAACGCCGTCCTTCAGACCGGCCGCGCCGGCGCCCGCGGAGTGAACTATGAGGGCATCATGAGGGGCTCGATGTAATGGCGCGATCCATCAGCTATCAGTGGGGCCGGATCAGTCAGTGCCAATCGACGGTCCGCGAAGAGGAACGGCTCACCACCGACCTGATCATCGTGGTGACCGATCCGGGAACGCCCGCAAGTGGCGGTGCGCTGATCCTTACACAGCCTCGGATCGGAGCCTACGCGATCCTTCGGGCGCTTCGAAACGGCGAGATCAGCCTGCCAATCGCGTCCGGACCGCTTGTTCTCGCCGAGGGGTCCAACGTCTTCGACGGCGGGCCGCAGTTCGTCGACACGCCCGCCGGCGTGATCCAGTCGATCCAGGTCGCCGAGGAGGCGGACGCGCCGCAGGGTCGCGTCTATCGGGTGACGGTGGTCACCTCGTTGCACGCGGACCGCAGCAGCTTCCAGCCGCCATCGGTCCAGTACTCGATGCAATCCGGCAGCGTGGGCGTGTCCGCGTTCCGGGTGAACACGGCCGACGCCGAGCTCCTGTTCCCAGACGACGAGGGCTGGACACAGATCGGGAGCTCACTGCTCTACAAGATGACCGGAGCGAACTGGTACGCGGAGTCCGAGGGGCTGAACGCTTCGGCCACAGTCACCGGGACCCCGGTCTCCCGGGACTCGGCCGGCACCGAGGTCGGAACCGAGCGCCCGGAGGGGGACATCGGGGGCCAGTATGTGGACTGGTCCGGAAAGCCGGTCGAGTTCCCGCTCGCCATCACCACCCACACGATCAGCGTCGTCCGGAACGCGCCGTTCCTGGACCTGAGCGGGACGGCGCCGGACGTGGACTACGACTACGGCGATCAGACGACGATCCAGAACCAGCAGGGGTTCATCGGCGCGCGAAACACCGCCGACATGTTCCGAACGGGTGACGTCGGACGGCTCATGCTCAAGTCGATCGACATGCAGCCGCTCGGCTCGGAGTCTCAGCGCGTCACCTACACGTTCGTCGAGCATCCGTGGCGCCACGCCCTCCAGGTGCCGCGACAGGTTTTCGGGTCGGGCTTCTTCGCCATGAAGTACCTCAACGATCCACGCCTGATCCAGCACACGGTCGGCGTCTACTGGCAGCAAAACCACACCTTCGGGGCCGACTTCGCGTCGGCCGGCGTCCTGTTCACCGATGCCGAGCTCCGGGTGGTCTCCCAGCTCTACCACGACGCCAACCCATGACGCCCAACCCGTACAACCAGCTCCCGCCGATGACCCTGTTCAAGGTGACCAGTTCCGAGTCGGCTGGGACCGACGAGGGCCGCTGGGTGTACACCGTCTCGCCGGCGATGGCCGTCGAGGCCGTCGTCGACTCGTCTGGCGGCTACACGTTCGAGGCGGGGATCGTGGAGAACGGTTCCTACCTTGGGATCAACGTCTACGAGTTCGGTAATGACACGACGGAGCACCAGGGCGTCGTCATCGCCAACTTGCCCGGCACGTTCGCGCTCCAGCCGATCCCGGACGACAGGATCGTTCCGGGGATGATGATCGACCCGGAGAACCCGAAGGTCCTTCTGTTCTGGCCGAACCAGTTCGACGGAACCTGCTGATGACGGTACACCGGACGTGTTGTTGCACAGCGACCGCTTGCGATCCGAACACCTTTTCGTGTTCCGAACTGACGGGCCGCGTGAACTGGCGATACAGGTACCAATACGACTACGACCGTCTCATCACAGCGACGCTCGGCGACTGCGGCCAGTGGCCGGCGTTCAACGCCAACTGCGGCCAGCCGGACGCGGAGCTCCCCGGCCCGTGGGCCGAGCAGCGCGGCGAGTGGTCTGGCTACCTTCGGCTTGAGACCACGAGCCTCGACGATGTGGAGAACATTGTCGACATGCCGCAGGGTCTGACCGTCTCGGACCCACCGACGGACGCGGAACTGTGCGAGATTGCGAAGTATGAGATGGCGGCTTCGACGGGGTCATGCACGACCGCCACCCACACGCTCGGGGTGACCTGCACCCTCAACTACGAAGGCGAAACTCGGTACCAGTACGAGACTCCGCCCAGTTTTCCAGCGGTCGGGTGGTACGGCTTCAACGGCAAGGTGTTTGCCACGATCGAGGCCCGACTGGTGTCCCAGCCGGACATGACGTTTGACGCCACGATCCGCCAACGGGTGCCTGCCTATTACGAGTGCGACGATCCAGATCCGCT